CACTGATCACAACAGTAAGACGAAGTACACAGGATTAGGTGTGGCTTTGCAAGATGTGATTCTGGTGAATCGGCACACTATTGCAGGAGTGAAAGGTGATGTGACAGCTAGGTATGGCCTTGAGAAGAAGGTCATTAAGCTATTACCACATCCGGATCATGATGCGAAGGTTGATGCTGCATGCGGAGGACGTTTGTTCAAGGACAATGATGTTGTTGCCTTCCCGAAGCCGAAAGGAATGTTGTCTGCCAAGGCAACTTTTGAAGTGAAAGAAGGAATGGATGTGTGGTTGTGGACGAGAGATGCAAATGGAAAACTCACTGTTAGTGGGCCAGTGCCAGTTCTAGGACCTTTGAAAAAGCGAAAGCTGAATATGCTTTGGAACGACAAGGACACTGACTTTGAGGATGAGATTGTGTTCCAGTACAAACCAACCAGCACGGATGGCAACAGTGGTGGCGCTGTTTGTGACCAACATGGAAATGTTGTTGGCATACATTGCAGTGCCCCAGCTAAGTTTAATGGTGGACAATGTGCTACATTTGTCCCGCTGAAGAAGGAGTTCTTAGAAATCCGAAAAAACTCCTCGCCCCCTATGTCCTAGAGCAGCCGGAGTGGCTGCTCAGATCACATGTTTCACGTACTTATGAAAGAGTTGAACCCCGATTGCCAATGCCGAATGTTGGGAGATTTAAACTCAATTCTGGAAAAGGAAAAGAAAGGGATGATGACTGTGATCTAAAGAAAATTCTCGATGACCGTGGTTTTAGTGACAAATTCAAAGCAACAAAAGTGATGTGTGCTCCAAATCTTGATGCTGCTTATTCAGCCACTGAGCGTTTTTGTACGCCAGTTTACAATGCCTATGATTCACACAAGTGGAAAATGGCTTGGGAGATGGTTGATTTGCATTTACACCCGATTATGGGCAATTCAAGAATAGTTGATTGGAAAGAAGTCGAGGAAAACACGGATATGTCGAAGTCACCTGGGATGCCATGGACTTTTAAATACCACACAAAGGGGGA